TATTGCCGAGCAAAGCCGTGGTTAGCTCGTTTAATTCGTTTGTTGAGCTAGGCGCTAAAGAAAAAGATGATAGTTCTTTGACTCCTAAAATATTTTTAAACTTTTCAAAGTCAATTGATTCGCCGCCAGACAGTAGTTCTACTACCAAAGGTGGGTCTTCTTTAAAATTAAAAGTGCCGGGTATGCGCAGTATGCGAGCAGCTTCAAACACCGCTCCATCGACACGCAGTTTATGCGTCTTGCAAAGTTGATGTAATCGTTCGACTACAGGTTCCCATTCATCTCTAGTGACGGGATTAGTAAGGGGCCAATAGACATGAAGCCCTCTTCCAGAATTAACAATTATCGGTTTAGGTAAGCCAACTATTTTACAGAACCGTTCTAGTTCTTCTAGTCCAGTTTCTTGGTCTACGTATCCATGACCTCTTTTATCTTTGTCTGCACCGCAATCAATATCAAACCAAAAAGATTTAAGAGCTAGTACGTTATCCTTAACCCTACCATCTGTTCCAGATTTATATTTGGCGCAACCAAAAAATACATTGCGACCACCCAATACAAACTCTTGGGATAGCTTGTCTAATTCTTCTCTGGTCTGCACCAGTCTTTGCATGACGTTCTTACCCTTAATCCCTACTACAGCAAACCAACCTTCTGCTGGCAGTACGGTATCTAAAAGGTCAATCGTCGTCATCTATATCTTTCAAAGACGGGGAATCGGAGGGGGAGTGGCCCCCTCTCAAATTACACCCAAATATTATTTAAAACTACTAAGCAACTTATTTATTGCATCTTCATGTTTTGCTTGTGGCTCGTGTGCTCCAACGAACCAGTTATAAATTGTCATGCGGCTAACCCCAAGACGAGCAGCAACCGCAGCAACTTCAACACCCCGTGCAATACATAGTCTGCCCAAGATAACGCCCAAGTTAGACTTTTTAGCCTTCTTGTTTAAATGGACGATTCTTGAACTATACCCGTAGCTCATTACTAAGCATCACTCCAAGCGTTAATAACGTCCGCTAAATTCTTCTTACCCTCAGGAGCAACCTCAGGCTTTTTAGTTACACGTTTAACTGGCTCAGCAATCTCATCATCAGGTTCCATCTGAGTCTTAAGTTTTGGCTTTGCAGCTTCCAACTTAGGAGCAGACTTCTTAACACCATCAGTTTGAGCGACAGTCATTGTAATCGCATTCTTAGCTTCTAAAGAATCACCAGCAACAGATGCTAATTCCCATTCGCTTTCATTGATATGACGTACTGGAGAGAATAATAACTTAGGAGTATCGCTATCAGTATCAAGACTAATCTGCGTTACAACTTGGTTAATATTTCGTCCGTTACCAGCGATGTATTTAATATAACTTTCAAACGGATGCACGTTACCTTCACCTTTACCGAAGATAGAAGTAGCTGGAAGGGTTAGTTGATATACGTCACCAGTTGTATCGCCTTCTAAAAGAACTGCAACACGACGTGTGTAACGACAAGCACGGCTATTACCTTGACCTGAACCAGCAATATTCTGTGGGCAAGTTGTACAAGTTGCACCTTGTTTATCTTCTACTGACGCATCAGGAGCATTACCATTGCTAGACCAGCAAGATGGCGGTACGATTTCATTAGGGTTGTAAGCGCCTGAGTAAAAAATACGAGATACGCTTTTAGCAGCGTTAACGATAATTACATTTAGTTCACGGCCCGTAATCTTACCTACTTCTTCGCCGCCTACTACCTTGCGGAATACACCGCCACGGATTGAAATACGCTTACTGCTACTTGCTGTATTACCTGCAAGAGATTTGGTTAAATCATTAAGACCACCAGCACGTAAGAAATCAGGTACATCTTGTTTAAATACTGAAATATTGCTCATTTACTTCTCCTTTTAAATTTAACTTCTACGAACTACTACGGTATATTTACTATCCACTAAGGTCCCCGGTGGCATCAGGTCTGGGTTATCCTCAAGGAACTGGCGCATATTGGTTTGATGCAGACGTTGTTCTAACAGACCGTAAGCATCGTTCTCCTTTATGAACTTATACATTGAGTCCCAATCATTCGTCCAATACCGTGTAGATATCTTACGAATTATGGTTCCAGAGTCAGTGCGTATACTGGTTGCATTTTGCTCCTTGCATAGCTCTAACAATTTGTCGGCGACCATATCAAGTTGTTCTTGATACTTAGCCAATTCTTCCTTAAGTTCGAGTGCCCTAGCTTCCTTAGCATCACGAATCTTTACATATATTTTAGCCAGCTCTTCGGCTGACACTTTTGTTTCTTCCACAACATGCTCCTAGTTAAAGGGTGAGTTACAACTATACTACTTTGTTTTACTTTGTCAAGAAGTTTCTTCTATTTCTTGGCGGTACAAATCAATAATTCTAGCGTGATTATTTATGTTATTGCTAAGCATTCTGTAAAGCCTTGATTCCACTTCACTTCCTTTTATATGTACCACAGTCATAGCATTCTTTTGTCCCGGACGGTTAATACGTGCATTAGCTTGCAAGTAAGTTTCTACGCTCATAACGGGTGCATACCAAATGACCGTATTAGCTGCAGTTAGGGTTAACCCGTGGGATGCAGCCTGTGGTTGGATAATCAGCACCTTGATATTTTCTGTAGTTTGAAAGTCGTCTACGATACTACTACGACGATTAACTGGAACCGCACCGTTAATTACTTCGCAACTGATTTTGTGTTTAGTAAGAAAATCTTTAAGTAATTCAATAGTATGCGTAAACGGTACAAACACTAATACCTTGTGACTGCTTTCTTCAACTACTTCAAGAATAACTTGTAAGCGATTAGATACATCAAACTCTACAACTTCCCTAGTATCCGTATAGACCGCACCACCAGATATCTGCAATAACTTATTGATATTGGTAGCTGCATTAGCAGAACTAACTTCTTCTCCAGCCGCTTTCATAATCATGTCGTCTTTGAGCATCTTGTAATACTTAAGCTGCTGAGGAGTTAATGGTGCTTCTCGTTCTACAAAAGTCAATTCGGGTAAATCTAAGCATTGATCTTTTTCAAATCGTATGGCGGGTTGTAGCACACTATGCACCACTTGCTGCGCATTAGCTTTAGGGACCCAACGATACATGCCAACTTTAATCATCACTTGGTCACGGAACTGACCAAAGAAAGGAGGCGTATTTTTAGGGTTGATTAATTTAGCTAGACCAAACGCATCTACTGGAGACTGTGCTGCTGGCGTACCAGTAAGCATCCATAGACCTTTAATAGTCTTAGCCAAATCTCGCAGTATCTTCCAGCGCTCAGTCGTAGGGTTCTTATATGCGTTAGCCTCGTCTATTACAATTAGATCAAAAGCATTTTTAAGAATCTCGTCTTTAACAATAGCTAAACCATCAAAGTTAATAATTACAAACTCAGCGTTACTGTTAATTACATCTGCACGTTTCTTCTTGCTACCGTAGGCTATATCGCATGAGCGATGTACGGCAAACTTAAACAAGTCGTTCTGCCATGCTGATTTCATAATAGATAGTGGGCATACCACTAACACCCTACGCACCACACCTAAGTTCATTAAATAATCTGCCGCCCAAATAACGGAAGCGGTCTTACCAGTACCTTGTTCATTAAAACAAAAAGCTCTTGGTTTATTTGCTAGAAAACTTGCTGTAACTCGTTGGTGGGTAAAGGGTTTGTATTGTCCGGGCCAGTTGTAATTTTCCATTAAATATTTTTAAATTGGTCTATTGGTATATAAATACAATCTTCTAAATCTCTAGGGTCGCCACGATCAAACCGACCACCCTTTCTTATTTCATAATCTTCTTTAAGTTGAGTGAGGAACACTCCGTCTACAAAACTAACCACCAACAAGAAGGGTACATTTAACTGCTTAGCTTGTGCTAATCCTTCTTTCCACTTAGCGGCGCTAAGCATATAGGTTGGGTACTTATTGTATTCATTCTTTCTAGTTTTAATTTCTACCAGCGCAGCTAACGCACCATCAGGGTAATACAAGTAACCATCAACACTAGCTAGTGCTGGAGTTTTTTCATAGCTACAGTTGTAGCATGCAGTAATATATTCTCTAACCTTTTGCTCCCGCATTTTATCTGCGGAAGTTTCGTAGATGGGTCTCATTTTTTGCGTTCTCTTTTGCTCACTTCTGAAACTAAGTTACGCTTTGAGTCACGTTTAAAAGAACGATTAGAACTAGCGCTTTCTACAAAGTAACCGTCTTTAGCAGAACCGCCTTTATCCATAGCTTTTTTATGGGCTACATCTTTACCATCACCCTTATGGACTTTGCCTTCTTTCAATAACTTGCGGCGTAGGGTATTACGTTCTTCACGGTTTTTAACTTGCTCGGGGGTATCTTCGTAAGCGGCGGCTTGTTTATACTTACGGTCAGCTTTATTCTTGTACGGCATTAGTAACTCCTATTGTGTAGGCAATCTTTAACGGGGCAAAACTTACATAATGGACTTGAAACTGGATTCCATACCCCTGATTTTACAGCTTCTTCTAGTCGGTGCAGGTCTGGCATGGCGGATTCTAAATAAGCCAAATAGAACATACGCTCATGTTTCTTTTGCACAAACTCGCCGCTAACTACAAATACTAAGGCAGACTTAATTTCCTGTACTTTAGGAAACTTTAAAAACACCGCCGATGCCATGTAATCTAGCTGCTTTACATCAGCAAATTTAGCGTTTTTGCTAGTTTTGTAATCAACCATATAGGCAATGTCATCATTAACAATAAGTAAATCAACAATGCCATGCCACCAATAATCAGGACTATCGAATGCACAAGCGCTGAACTTATTATCTTTACGTGAAATACCCATTTCCAGTTCACAGTACTTATCCCCTTCAATATTCTTAAGAGATTCCAATACGGGCACTACATAATCGTACTTAGCTGGAATGGGTGTACCTTTACTTATATAGTCTTCAGCCGCCTTGTGTACTTCCTTACCATATATTGTTGCCGTTGTATCAGACTGCGCTACATCCTTAGCAATTTTTAAATGGTAGTACTTTTTAGGGCACTGTTGGAAAGTCTTTAGACTGCTGTATGACCAATTCATGCGGCTACCTTCGGTAAAGTACCACTAAAGTTATAAGTGCCAGTGTGAGTTAAGTTGCACCAAGGTGCTGCCCATACTTTAAACCCTGCTTGCCTTGCAATTTTGCAGAAATGGTAGTCCTCAGATAACAGGCGATTAGATTCCTCATCAATACTGGTAGCAAAGAACTCATGAATAATCTTTACTGGGCGATCAATCTCTACGGCATGGAACATATCATTGGTGTAGGTTGGAACTTTACCCATTAACCCATCAAACACCTTACGTTTAATTAACATAAATCCTGTACCGCCGTTGTCAATCTCTACCGGAGTATTAATGTTGGTACTGACTTGCTTGTTATCCACAAGGTTTACTACGAATGCTCCAGTATGGTTATGCAATTCATGTGGTGGAACGCCAGCTTTAACTGCATCTGCTACTGTTACCCAGTTAATTTCTTTCTTTGGGTATAGACCGCAGATAATATCTTTGTCAGCGCTGACCATCATTGGAATAAAGTGTGGATTAAATCCGATATCTGCATCAATAAACATTAAGTGAGTAGCTTCGCTTTGTAAAAAATCATAAGCTAGGCTATTACGGGCACGGGTAATCAAAGACTCATTCATCATAAATGAATAGTACATACCCATACGGTTAGCTTGCATTACCCCAATGGCTTGCGCAATCGCAGACGAATACATACCTGTACACATACCGCCGTACATAGGAGTTGCTACAAACACAATATGCTCAGGCTTAATTGGTTGTTGCATTTGTGGTGCTGGGGGTCTACTTGGAATTGCTGGTTTCTTACTCATTTCTTCTCCTTGTTTAACTTCTTACGTAATTTAATACCTTCTTTTGCATTTTTGTCCATTGCAATTGCTTGGCTTATTAAAGATAACAGCCCTTCTTGAACTAAAAACTCAAGTCCTTCTTTATCAAAGTCCACCATTGCGTTAGCAGAACCGTCTTTGTTTTCTTTAATTACTTTAACTATAATTTCCACTTAGTTCTCCCTATGGTAGTAATGGTTTGGATTATCTAGCATTGACTTAATTGCTTGATCTATCGTGTCAAACCAAGCTATATGCCAGCCGTCTTCCGTATAAACTTTAAAACTCATTTCTCTTGTGCCTTTCTTAGTATTGCTCTAGCAAATACAGGGATGTCATCACTTAAATGCTTTTGCCATAACTTCCATATTTCCTCATCTGTTA